CTTGATCAAAAGGTCAAGACGTAGCGATGCGTTTTCCTGAGCGAGTGCAGAAATAATCACTTGCGGATCAACTTGAGTCAATTCTTCAATTTTTAGAGGCTTTCTAGCCATAACCCACCTTCTTTCTTATCAAAACCGTTTTCGAATTCACCAGTACCAGCGTTAAACCTTCTTACAGTTCCGAACTCTGGCACATCTTCATCGAAATCGTATTCCTTATCAGGATACATTATTTCAATGTCCACTTCCTCGGTAATTGCAATATTTTTTACACAAGATGCCGTAGCCCCAGCAAGAGCGTCAGCCAAGTCTTTAGAACCAGTAGCAGGGTGATCAATCTTGTTATTGCCGAACAATCTCAGCTTCAATAACTCTTCCTCCACAAGAATCTCGTTCCAATAACCTCGCAACCTAGTGTCATAAATCGCTGTTAGAAGAGTGTCATAGTCTGTCTTCTTTACGCTATGAAAGTCCGCGTTGATACCTTGAGCCTTAAGTGACTGGATCATCTCAACAGACTGCCAGCGGTCGAATGTAACAAGAGCAACATCAAACTTGCGACACAAATCAACAATTAACTGTCTTACCGAAGCGAAGTTGATTTCATTTCCAACACTAGCTTCCCAAGAGTAAACGAGATCCATATTGACTACAGGAAGTCTCTCAACTCCTATTGAAGTCTGAATCTCTTTCATTCCTGGGCTGTGTACCATACACAAAGCAGCCCTATCTCGTTTCAAAGCGAGGTCCACATGAATGAATCTTGTTCGACCGTCAGTCCCGTTAAACCACTTCTTAAAAGAACCATCGTCTTCATCAACCGGACTATCCGCGTGATTAAAAGCTTTCCTAACTAGTTCAGGATCACGGAAGTATGCGTCTTCCATGTTAGGTGGTTCACACTCAAACCTAGCCCTAGCCTCAATCGGATTACGAATATATTCCGACTCCAACTGATGCCTCTCAATAGTCGGATTAACTTCCCACGTAGCAGCTTTGATAGTCCAAGTCTTAGGCTCATTCTTCTCATTCGCATTGATAAATCTTGTCTGAATAAAGTCACCCTTATAACGCGGAAACGAAAGAAGGATAACTTTCCCAACTTCAGGGAAACGAGACATGACAGACAACTTACTCATATTATAAATTGCTGACGCCGAACCCTTAGATCTAACTTCTCCTCGTAACTCCGCATCAGTCTTGAACGCAGCAATTTCGTCAAGGATTACAGTCAATACTTCGTAACCTTCCCAACCTTCACTTTCAGAGTGACCAGAGAAACATCTCACCGGCCTAGAGAAGAAAAAGATTTCAGAAACTCTAGGTTCAAACCCAACCTCATTAAAGAAAGGTGAGGACAGCAGAAGGTTCTTCAATGGCTCAAAGAAAACCCTCTGCGCCTGCTGAGCGTTCACAGCGAGGTTCAGGAGGTCAATATAGACACCGTTCGCCTTACCGAAGTACGACAACGGATCTCTAAGACAATGAAGCAAGTACGCCGTATAAGCGATTGAAATACGTGCGCAGTGATCCTTACCACTACCCTTACCCAACATGCAAATAACTTCATTGTCGGTGTACTTGTTATACCACTCACTCCCAGCCTCTTCGCCATAGAGCTTCTGTAAGGTCTTTTCCTTGAATATCTGCGTGCTATGGCGCACGATCTCCAACTGGATATCCGATAATTCTGGCAGACCAAGATACTTTCTATCCTGAACAAAAGTCTGAATAGAAACAGGCTCTTCTTCCAACTCTTCTTGCTTTAGAAGGCGGTCGAAGTCTTTCAGTTCTAGATTGATACCAAAGATGTCTGACATTTTCTCTCTTAACTCTTTTTAAAACCTTTATTTGAGCCGTAGTCCTCAATCGGCTGGCCTAATATTTTTCTACGACAACCGTTTCTTCTTCAACTTCTGTCTCAGACATAATCTCAAAAGCAACAGCAAGTTCTTTCCTAACCTCTTCCGCAATCTCTGGATACTTAGAAATAACGTCGCGTAGAACCTTTGACAGTATCTGATTGACATTCTCTGCCTTCTGCATTCGCTGAATATAATCAGCGTCAGCATTGTTAGCAGTACTCATCAACTTATGCAGCTGGGCCTTCTTAGTCGCAATATCACCGGCAAGTTTAAGAGCCTGAATTCTTTGAGCGATCATCCCATGATCAGTAGCAATAGAAACAGTCTCCCAAGCCTCCTTGCTGATTTGATCAAACTCGTCAAGAGCTTTAATCGTGTTGTATTGTAACTTCTCAAGAAAATAAGGATCTTGATCAGCCTGGTGTTGTATTAACTTCTTGTACTCTGCAATATACTCTTTTACTTTGTTAATATTTACAGAAAGTAAGGATGCAATCTCATGGTTGCTATAGCCTTTTATGTGAAGGATTCCGGCTTCTTCAATGTCTCTAATCGTGCTAACAATTGCAGGCTTAGCAACAGGTTCTATATCTGACACAGACGCTCCTTGTAGCGATGGATTACTCTATCCCAAGAATATTCCTTATGAATAATTTTAGCAGATTTCAACGTCTTCTGCTTAACTTGATTGTAATTATCTACAACGTACCTCATCTTATCACACAGGTCATCAAAGTCTGGATACGCCCATTTACCGCCAGAATAAATACCAGACGTACCTTGACTAGACCAAGTGAAATCTAAAGGTACGGACATTTCCGCGTACTCAGTGCAAGCAGTAGCGTTCGTACAAATAGTAGGCGTACCACACGCAATAGCATTAAACGGAATCATACCCCACCCCTCACCCATTGTTGGATAGATCAGACAATCAGTCTTTCTATACAAATCAGCAAGATCATGTTCTGAAATCTCGTAATCTATTACTTCAATCCTAGGATGCTGAGAAATAGCGCCTAAGTTCATCCCGCCCACGCGGTATCTAGCATCAGGAGGACCAATTGACTTAATAATCAACTTGAAGTCCTTATTGTTTCCGAAAGTCTTAACAAAAGCATCAACTGCCATTTGTGTGTTTTTTCTTAGTGAAGGACTTCCAACATGAGTGAAAATGAAACCTTTATTCGACTCAACCTCTGAAATCGGCTGGAATATTTCAGTGTCAACACCAAGTTCAAAAGAATGAACATTCGTATGGCCAGTGTTTTCAATAAAAACATCTCTGGCCCAAGAGGAGGTAGTCCAAACCTCATCACACTCCAAAATCCTTGACTTCCAGTTAGGAGGCAAAGTATCAGTCTCCCAGTAACTAAAACCAATATTATAAGAAGGTGTAATCTTATAGTCAACAGGCAAAGTGTTGTTGATCATAATATCAATATTGTTGAAGTCAGGTATGGACTGATAAGTAAGACCTGTATCAAGAGAAATATTTATGCTGCGCTCGGAAACTCCCCCATAACATGAAAGTTCCTCTGGGTAAAAGACTGGCATTGCCAAGCCTCTCAACCCAGAGGAAATCTTCCATGACGCATAACCGTAGCCGTCAGCCTTGCTCTTCGACAGTGCTCTCCAGCAAATCTTGTTCTGCATCTTCAATTACTCTGTAAATAGTAAAAGATTCGTTTTCAGAGACTTTTTCTAAAGTCTCGTTAACAATCTTTATCTGCATCCAACCCCCCTTCAAAATGAATCGGGACTACAATGTTCAACGCAGGTATGGTATCAGATATTTTTATCGTTAGTGATCGTTTGACCGTTTTTGTTAAAATTATTCCTCAGAGAATACAAGCTTTTTACCAATAGAAACAGCCTGTTCGTTCAGGTGCTCTCTATCATATCCATGCTCCTTGGTGTATTGAACTCTGTAATTAAACCACCCAGGAACGGCCTTCCAAAACTTGTCATCTGTATCTTCAGACAACTCTTCTAGCTCTTCAGTCGTCAACAAGAAAGACAAGACACCAAGAGGCATATACACGACCATATCGTAATTCTCATGCTTATCCGATGTGTACTCCTTCAGCAGATCCTGAAAGGCAGTAATAATCTTTCTTACACCTTCACCGGCAAAGTAATCAATCTGGCCGTGTGGATTTCTAATTCTAGGACAGTAATCATCTACCGC